GCATTATTTCCTTTTCAGATCCAAATTTGGACTGGAAAGCTAGGAATGTTTTGGCCTTTTTCGGAACTTTAGATTCCGTCATTACATCAGTAGTATCCTTAATAATCTCAAGAGAGATTCTTAAAGATGCCAACTTAGCAAGCAACTCATGGTATCGTGAGAGATCTAGATAATCTAGATCTTTCGGAGAAGAATGTTCACTATCTAGTAATAGATAATGAATATTGTTATGAGTAATGTCAGCAAGTAACCGTTTAGAGAGAAGAGTCCATTCTTTACGAATAGACATAATATCCTTAAGCGTTTTGGTATTACATGATAATAATGACGACATAAAGTATTTACCTAAGAAGGTTGAAACCAGTGATGGTTGTCCTCCAGAGGCATATTTTTTCATAACAGAATTAAGCTGTTCTATCATATTCTTATCGAGTAACTCAATAAGATCTGATAGGAACAAGTTTTGTTCCTGTTTTGAATATTCTTTATGTCCAGTTAAAGCTCTTATATCCCCGTATAATACGGCCATGAGACGTGATAAACTGAAATTGTTCAGTTCCACTCTAATAGGTGAACTCAGCAACATTAATAGTGCGGATGTTAATCTTGAGGGAATTTTCCCTTTTGATAAACTACGACTAATAACCTGCCAATCCTTAACAGATACAATTGCTCTGATAAGGTGAAGTGGATTATTAGAATTAATAAAACCTTTCCCTACCAGGCGATTCGCGAACTCAACTTTTGGTGCAATGGTAGTGATACCATCATCATAAGAAGAGTATCTTTCACGAAGAGCAATACTTAAGACTTCTTTCAATGAGATAGGTGAGATATTATCTAAACCGATAATATCCTGACTAGCAAATTGAAAGAACCCATTATTAGAAGTAAAAGATTTAGCAAAACCAATCGTTATACCATAGTCTTTACAAACTTTAGTATAGGATAGGGCTACATCTTTGTTACCTATAACAATATCATCACCCAATACGAGATAATCATCAAAATTATCCATATTAATACGATGAGCTGCTAGGAAAACGAGATAATGATGAATTATAGCCAAGGAAGACCAAGAGGATAATGATCCCATTGGTTGACCTCGGGTATAGCGATAAGAGTGCTGGGATTTATCCTTATTAATAAGAATATAATCTCGGTTAACTAAAACATTCATCCAAGCTTCAACAATTTGACGAGAACGAGTTGGATCCATCCAAGGTTCCAAAACTTTCAAGTACAGTTGTTGAGGAATAAGATCTGTCGCAGACTTGAGATCATAAGAGGCTATAAAATCATGATGTTTATTCATGAATATTTTAACCCCTTTTAATTGATCGAAAGTAGCATCAGATTTTATTGTTTTTAAAATCTTAAACATACTATCATGAACAGGTTTTAACACAAATTGAGTCCAGTAGTCAGAAATTGCGAAAACTCGCACTTTCCCTGCTGCCTCATATTTAAGTGATAATTTACCAAGTTTAAGATTGGATAAATAAGATTTTAACTGCTTAGGAGGAATAGATTTTAATTTCTCTTGTGCCATATCCTGCATAATTTTTAGTACTTGATCTACATTAGTACTATGTTGAGGAATATGTTTACTTTCAGGATTGAAAGGAGTTAATAATCGTTGCATGTACG